TAAACATGATTACCATGAAGGTGAAAAGAATGTTTGGTATGTAGCTATGCCAGAGTTTGTAAGTCACCAAGCAATTAAGCAAACAACAAATACATCAAAAGTAGTGAGTGAAATGGATGACGAATACCATACAAAATTCAGAGCTCCAAAAGCATAAGAGTCTTTACAATAAGACTATTAAAATATTTGGTCCTCCAGGCACAGGTAAAACTTGGACACTTATAGAAAAGGTAGTTAAAAAATATATTAGAAAAGGTGTAGATCCAGAGAAGATTGCATTTATATCTTTTACAAACAAAGCAGTAAATACTGCAGTCAAAAGAGCTCTAGAAGCGTTTCCACATATTAGTGATAAACAGTTTAGTCGTTTCAGAACTTTGCATTCATATTGCAGAAGATATTTTGAAGAAGAAATTTTTGATACTAAACATTGTATGATTGATTATGCATTACAAAATAAATTTGTAAAAAGATCTGACTCAAGATTATCTGAAGATAACTTTACATATAAAGATTGGTCATTAGGTATTTATGATAAAGCACGAAACATGATGCTCGACCCAACACTCGTTTATAAACAAGAAAGCCATAGATTAGATTCTTTAGATGTATTTTTAAGAAAGATTGACACATATGAACATTATAAAAAAGCTGGTGGTGAAGTTTCTTTTATAGATTTTACCGATATGATTGAGAAAGCAATTGATACCGTTGAATTTCCAGAACTAGAAGTCTTAATATTAGATGAAGCTCAAGATTTTACTCCATTACAATGGTCTGTCATTTATAAAATGGTTGATAATGTTAAAAGAGTTTATTTAGCAGGTGATGATGACCAGGCTATCTATCAGTGGAATGGTGCAGATTCAAAATACTTTACGCATTACTTTCCAGGTCGCAAAGTTGTATTAAAGAAAACAAGACGATACGGTAAAGCAATACATGATTTTACACAGATCATGCGTCAAGGAATATTAGATAGTATTGATAAGATGTTTAATCCTGCAGATAAAAAGAGTGCTGTTAAAAGATATTTAAATTTTAAAGAGATTCCATTTAATTTAGAGGGCACTTGGTTTTTACTAGGTCGGGTTCATAGAACTGTAAATGAATTGAAACTATTAGCTAAAGATGCAGGTATTTATTTCTCAGATAATGAAGGTAATAAATCATTTGATACTAAACAATGGCAAGCGATCAAGTCCTGGACAGCTATTAGTAATGGTAAAAAGATTAATAAAAAAGATGCTGAAGTTATGTTTAGGTTTATTCGAGAACTTAAAGATTCTGATTTTAGAACACCAAAGTTTTGGAAAGGTGTACCTGACTATCAAGAATATAACTTTAATGATTTAAGAGAATGGTGTGGACTTGATATGGCTGATGAGATGCAGCATAAACAATGGTGGTGGATATTAAAAAGAAACTTCGCACCAAGACAAGTTATCTATTTTTTAAGGTTATTAAAAAGATATGGAACTAAAGCATTGGATGAAGCACCAAGGGTTATTATAGATACAATACATTCAGTTAAAGGTGATGAAGCGAATCATGTTGTATTGTATTCAAAAGCTAACTGGCCATCTAGTTTTAGACATAAAAACAAACAAGAAAAATCTAATGAAAAAAAGGTTTGGTATACAGGTGGAACGCGTGCAAAAGATACTTTACATGTGCTTTCAACTGACTATAAGTATCATTACCCTATTGGCGAAGATTATTTAAAATTTATGAGAGGAACAAATGACGAATAAAGGAATATTTGAAGATGCATTTCCACAAGATAAACAAATTGGAGGATCTCACTATAAATCGTTTACCATACAACCCTATGAATTTATATCAAAAAACAATCTATCATTTTTTCAAGGTAATGTAGTTAAGTACGTTTGCAGATATTTAAATAAAAACGGTATCGAAGATCTTGAGAAAATTAAACATTATTGTGAATTAGAAATTAAAAAACTTAAAGACATGAAAAAGAAATGATTGGTGACAGAGATCTTGCAAAAAATTGGCATTTAAGATTTCGAACAATCATAGATAAATTAAAAAAGAAAAATGAAAAACTTTATTTACAGAATCAAATGATGAAAAGAAGATTAACAAAGTATGAGGGGTCACGTGCAATGGTTGATTATTACAATAGGAAACAAGCATAATGTCTTTACAGTTTACATTTAATTTTAAAAAACATATTTGGGCATGTCCATCGGAATATAAAGACTTATCGGGTTATAAAGAAATAGCCATTGACTTAGAAACACGTGATGAAGGAATTAATGAAAAGCTTGGTGCAGGTTGGGCAACAGGTAATGGATATGTCATTGGATTTGCTGTAGCGGTAGAAGGTTGGCAAGGTTACTTTCCTTTTAAACATTTTGGTGGAGGTAACATGATTGAAAAACAGGTAATTAAATACATGAGAGACGTATGTGCATTACCTGCAACTAAAATATTTCACAATGCCCAATATGACGTAGGTTGGTTAAGAAGAATGGGTATAAAAATTAATGGTCAAATCGTTGATACGATGATTGCTGCGGGTATTATAGATGAAAACAGGTGGTCATATAGTCTAAACAACCTGTCAAAAGATTACCTAGGGGAGTTAAAAAGTGAACAAGATTTAAATGAAGCAGCTAAAGATCATGGTATAGATCCTAAAGCTGAGATGTGGAAGTTACCTGCTGAGCATGTTGGTTTTTACGCGGAACAAGATGCACGGCTCACGTACCTATTATGGCAGCGGTTCAAGGTGGAGATACAGCAACAAAGCCTGGAGACTGTCTGGGATATGGAATCTCGATTATTGCCTGTTTTAATTGAAATGAGAGAAAAAGGTATACGAGTGGACGTTGAGAAGGCGAATGGCCTTAAAAAGGCGTTTATGGCCGAGGAAAAGGGTATTTTAAAGGACATTAAAGATATTGCAGGGGAAGATGTAGATGTATGGAAAGCTCGAGGTATAGGCCATATATTTGAGCGATTAAAAATAGATTTTCCTAGAACTGAGACTGGCGAACCAAGCTTCACGGCTAACTGGTTGTCAAACTCAAAACACAAGATCTGTAAATTAATTGTACAAGCTAGAGAAGTTAATAAATTTCACAATACCTTCTTGCATGGGATACTTAAATATGAGTATAAGGGACGTATTCATGCAGAAATTAATCAATTACGTAGCGATAGTGGTGGGACCGTCTCTGGCCGTTTGTCTATGGCTAATCCTAATCTTCAACAGTTACCCGCACGTAATAAAGATTATGCAAAACGAATCAGAGGATTATTCTTACCCGAAGAAGGTTGCAGATGGGGTTCATTCGACTATTCACAACAAGAACCAAGAATGGTCGTTCATTACGCAGCAAGTATCGGTGAAGGATATGAAGGGTCTACCGAACTAGTAGAAGCTTATTCTAATTCAGAAACAGATTTCCATCAAACAGTAGCAGATCTAGCAGGAATAGAACGATCACAAGCAAAAACAATTGGACTTGGATTGATGTACGGTATGGGTAAAAACAAATTAGCAATAAGCCTGGGATTATCAAAAGAAGAGGCAGAAACATTAATAGCAAAGTATAATCGTAAGGTTCCATTTGTAAAACTGTTATCGGATAGATGCATGAAAAAAGCAAGTGATGAAGGTGTCATAAGAACTAAAAAAGGTAGAAAATGTAGATTTGATATGTGGGAAACAAAAGATTTTGGTATTCATCAAGCTGAGTCTTTTGAAAATGCAGTATCAAAATATGGTAGAGCTAACATTAAAAGAGCATTTACCTACAAAGCCTTAAATAGATTAATTCAAGGATCCGCAGCGGATCAAACTAAACAAGCTATTATTAGTTGTTATGAGGCAGGGTTTATGCCTAAATTACAAATTCATGATGAATTATGTTTTGATATAAAAACTGAAAATGATATAAATAAGATTAAAGAGACGATGGAAACTTGTATGGAGTTTAAAGTCCCTAGCAAAGTTGACATTGCATTAGGAGATGACTTTGGACAAGCTACATAAAAATCACATTGCTGGCACAGGTGAAGTTATTTGGCCTTGGTATCGTATATTCAAAGATAGATTAGAACTTGTTAAGTTTGATGATGTAAAAATTATTCACGGAGTACACAATGATTTTAAACAAACCATTAAAAAAGATATTGAAAAAAATGGATTACTTTGTCCATTAGTAGTAGATAAAGATTTACAATTACATAGTGGTAATCATAGATTTAAAATTTTAAAAAAATTAGGTGACGCAAGTTTTTTCTATAAAGCACAATCTGATGCAGAAATTAATTTCTTTTCAAGGTTAAATGTTAAACTTTGGGAAATGCATCCAAACGTAGGTAATATTATGGAGGAGCTATGGAAAGGAAAGATGTTAAAGTATACAGAGAAAGTCCCCCACCTGTTCAGCACAAATGTTCGAAATGTGAAAAAGTTGCAGTCGTAGTTGAAAATAAAATTTATT